TAGATAAATCATCTAATACATACTGTTTAAGTATAGGCCTTTTCTTAAAGCAACGTCTAGCTGTCTTAAGCAGTGAGTTAAGTACTTGCTGCCAAAGTTTATAGTGTGCTTGGAAATACACCTCTGTAATAACTGCAGACATCTGAATATTTGCCTGTGAATTAGATACAGCTTCAGTAGGTGATATCTGTCCTTCTCTTTGTCGGTTTACACCAGCAACGTCAGAGATCTGCTGATCAATAGATGCCAAGAGATTAATATAACCCATGATATTAGACATAGTAGAAAGATCGGAAGCCGAAGCTACTTTTCCTCCACGCTGAAAACTACCCGGCTGGTCAGCATTCATTAAAGGGTTGAATATGTCAATATTCATCTCCTTAATATAATACATAGTCTTTTCCCAACCAATTGTAGGATCTACCATAGACATATCAAAGTGTAGTACCTTACCCTGATCTTGTGCAATAAGTTTTTTCATCTTATGCATTATGATAAAGTAAAGATACTGAAACGGTTTCATCCTATCCATAAGAGAGATAGCAGGAGCATTCATTGAAGACAATGCAACACCATGATATCCTAGTGATACCTTAAAAGGATTATCTATATTCCTAAACTGATCTTGTTTAGGCCCCATCATACAGTAAATATTATCTCCTATACGTATCCCTTCCCACACTTCAGGTATCCAAGAATAAGTTAGTTTATAAACCATTCCTTGAAGATCAGTCCATATCCAGTAGCTTGTTAACTTATTATACGCTTCTCGTACATTCTCTTTTATAGCGTGTGCTGGCGCCTCAAATTCTTCATCTACTATAGTTTCTGATTCGTCAGGAGTTCCTACTGCTGTAGTAAGAAATCCTACTCGCCGTTGTGATCTCCACTCTACGTGTTGAACTAGCCAATCACTAAATGTAGAATTATTACCATAGGAGCCTTCTTCTACAGAATTAAAGTAATTACCCATTAATATCTGTGATGTCTCTTTATCTGCAAATCTTCCATGAGTTGTCGTATCAATTTGTTCTAGATCTTCCTTAGAAAGATACTCACCAAACTTGTCTAACACATCTCCGGGAGACATGTAAGTTCTGAATCCAGCATAAAGTCCATCTTGAATAAACTTCGTCTCAGGAGATTTATGATAGAAGAATCCAAGAGGATTTACTACCTCAAGAATAGGCTCTCCGTTTTGGCGTCCTATATATCCTACTTCATATCCTGAAATAAGCGCATGCTTAAACCCATCATTCTTACGGTCAGCTAAGTCTAAGGTTCTTTCGTAATACTTTAGTAGCTTATTAGTAAGAGTTTCTCGTGCATCTAAATAAGTAGTATTCATATACCGACTTATCTCTAGTGGGTCCATTGACGCAGCTTTCTCTTCTCCGAATACACTATTAATCTGAGAAAATACGTACTGCTTTAGTAGCTCATCTCTATGAGCTAGCTTAGACTTAATACCGTCTGCATTAGTTAGCACAGCCTTATACTTAAACGGTCTAGCTAATTCTTCTCCAAGTAGTACCTGAATCTTATTGTATGTCTTATTAAATGGTTTTACTTCATCCTCGTATTGACCAGCTTCGAGGCCAAGTGGCTCGCATTCCATTGCGAAATCCTTCTGGTTTAGTACATTATTAAATAATTGATAATTTGATAACATACGATGATACTCTGACTTCACGTTTGTCGAAAACTCAGAGTTGTGATTCATAAGTAGTGAGTCTATTACACCTTTACACCACTCATAATCATTGGAGACTTTCTCTTTATAAGATAGTCTTTGTTTAGGAAAATTATTCATTACCTTTTTTGAAATATTCTTTTATTATTTACTACAGACTGTAGAAACTGTTTTTCCATTTCAGTATATAGTTCTTGCTGTTCGGGGCTTCGTTGCTTATTATATATTTCTTCAAGACCTATAACACATCCTATAAATCCCATTACAGCATCAAAGTTACCTTCCATATTAAAGTGTATCAGTTGCTGTAGTAAGAAAGGGTCCGGTATAAGATCTAGATTTCTCGTTATCTTAGTCTCGGTTACTTCTCGTGTTTCAAGTAACCAGTTACGTACATACTGTAGAGCTTCCCATTTTATCTTTTCATTAGACATTGGATACCCATATATAAGCGGCTGCCCAGTATTATACGATGCCTTACGATTAAATAGTGTTGTGGGCTGTAGAGCCAGTAACTCAAGTCGTTTTACCTTTTCAAAATAATCTTTTACATTACCTACGGCATTTTCAAAGTAAATCTTCGCATTACCATAAAATAGTGAAAGCTTATGAAGTGTCTCATTAACTTGAGACGTACCCATAAATGGACGGGAAATATACGACGCCACTATCTGGTTATGCCCAACAGATGTAGGATACTTATTAGTCTTTATAACATAGATAGCAGCAAAAGATTCCCCTGAGTTAGTATTATCTCTAAATGGGTCACAACCTATAATATAAGCTCCTTCTGGTGTTTTCTGAATCTTATCATCTATATACGGAGCTTCATACATTACAACACATCCTTCTTTAGAGTCTTGTTTCCACGGAAACTCATTTATAGCCGTAAGATTAAAATCAACATTATAGCTAATACCATTCGTAATAGAAGACTTATCAAAATAAAGGTCCACCTTAGAATGATTTAAGGAATACTGTTTTGTATCCATTAAGTCGGATAAGCGCTGTTGAAGTTCGAGTGAAGGAAATATAGAAGACGTAGATGCAAGAAACATCTCAGATGGCTTATTAGGTCGATACTGCATCTCCTTAGAAAGCTCTACAGACGAAGCCGTAAATTTAATCTTCTCTCGTTCTTTTTCCCAATAGGCTTTAGCCTTATCAACCATCGTATAACCGAAGTCATCCTTAAAACGATTAAGTGCCATATAAGCTGGAATAAAGAATCCGATACGACCCTTATTCTCCCACTCATCTGGTAGAGACATTATGTCGTAAGCATCCGGATTGTAGAACATATCCTTTAAATCAAGTGTCCCATCTCCCATGTCACCACCTGTTCCTAACATCATAAGCATACCAGTCTTACGATCACCATCTTTAAGGTTATCTTTAGAGTCTCTATATACAGCCTTAAGATTAGAGAACATACCTGCTTCCTCTAACACAATCATTAAGTTACGAGCACCCTGATCCGCAAAGGAGTTATCTTTAAAAGATCTATGTTTCATCATAGACCCGGAGCCAGAATCTTCCCATCCTGTAGCCCATCTTTTTTCGTAAGCTGCTTCTACTTGTTTACCGACCCCCCAAGATCCAGTATATTGTTTGTATAGTGGTGGGGGATAATACTTCTGTCCAATCTTCTTAGAGCCTGGAAGAGCTTCAAGGGCTTGACGTATCTTCGTAAACATTAGGTTAGACCTGTGCGACTCCTCAGCTCCAATAGTTATATCTACTGCTCTTCGCTCTTGTCGTGCCTCCTCTGTATACTCTATAGCTCCATCAAATAACCATTCTTTAAGTGCGAATCCAAGTCCTACTACATATGACTTACCAGAGTCACGAGATCCTGCTATAACAGCATTTCTCATTTGGTTCTCATAAAGTGGCTTACCTAGATCAGCTGGATATGCTTGTAGTATAGCATCATAAGGATGAACGAAAGTCTTACGAGTTCCATCCATCTTTAGAGTAGATGGCCATAAAAAGAATAGATCCTCATCCGTTAGGGTAGGATCTAATAGTGCATAATTAGATGACACATCATCAGCTAATTGGAATCCGGAGAATCCTTTGCACGCCATATAATAAGCAAAGAGCTTCCACTCTAAGTCCCTTAGGTTGGGACGAGCGAAGCTCTTTAAGTTTGACGAACCCTTATTTAATTGTATATGAGCAAGATTTACATAGAACGCAAGATTGGGAGGCATATAGTATCCAGACACCCAAATACCTTCTATACACTTCTGCTTCATATCTCTCCAGAAGGAAACATAATCGGCTGAAGCAGGGTGTAGATCAGGTATATCTATAATAAATTCTTTTGGATTAATCATCAATTTTTGTTGGTATAGAGTCCAAGAACTCTTTACACTTTTTATAAATATATTGTTGTAAATAACATATTACTTCTTCGGTATCATTAGATACCCTAGCTCCTATAGATTGCACTACCATAAACGCAGCATGATTTGTTTCATGTACCAGTATAGACGGATCTTCTTTGTAGGCAGTATGAGGTAAACATATCGTAATAGAATTACCATGATTTTGTGCTACAGCTAAGACATACTCATTATAGTTTATGTCTAACTGATACGATACTCGTCCAATCTTTGCACACTGCTCTATAGAATCTGCATAGATTAGAATAACTTGATTATGGAAAATCTCTATAGGAATCTTAATCGAGTAATCTAACATAATTATTCTTGCACTGGAGGCGGGCTATATTTAGGAACATCATCATAGATAGCACACTCAGAAAGTGTCACCATATTAGCTGCGGATACTCCATTACGTACAGACTCTAATACAACTAATGTAGGATCTATTACTCCTTGATCTATAAGATTCTCGTAAGTTTTAGATGCCGAGTTGTACTGTTGAGTAGGGGGCATCGCCTCAAATATGTCAACAGAGTTTTCACCTGCATTAGAAATAATATGATGTGCTGGAAGTGTAATAGCGTCTATAAATGCCTCTACGTGTTCTTTAGGAAGGTGTGGCGCATTGATAGACTTAGAAGCATTAACTAATGCAAAACCTCCACCAACTACGAAACCATGTGTAAGCGCTGCCTTCACTGCTCTGATAGCATCATCAATACGATCTTTCTTTTCTTTTAACTCTGTCTCAGTTACAGCTCCTACATATAGAACTGCTACTTTAGCTACTAGCTTAGCTAGGCGCTCAACGAGTTTTTCTTTGTCATAAGCTGCATCAGCGAGTGGAATAGACGCTCTAATCTTATTAGCTCGTTCTTGAATCTCATCAAAATCTCCTTTAGGATTTAAGAATAGCGACTCATGTTCTGTAACCACAATCTTCTCGCATGATCCAAGTTGTTGGAAAGTAGTATTCTCGATTAGTTGTGCCTTAGTAGAAGTGATTAGTTCAGCTCCAGTAAGTATAGCTAAGTCCTCTAAGATCTCAGTACGACGTGTCCCATAAGCTGGCGCCTTTATCATTACAACAGGAAAACCAGAACGTACTTTATTAAATACAAACAACTGAACTACTTGAGTATCAAAATCATCTGCAATAAGTACGAGAGGTCTACGATTGGTTAAAGCTAAATCACCTATACCAACTACGTCCTGAGCAGAACGTACTTTCTGATCCGTAATAAAGATAAGGGGATTCTCTAGAATACATTCTTTCCGATTAGGGTCTGTAATAAAGTAAGGAGACAGATACCCTTTAGGTATAGACGTACCTTCTTCTACTTTGATAACAGTATCAGACGACTTAGAATCATCCACCGTAACTATACCTTCTTTACCTACTTCATTAAATCCTTGTGCTATAAGATTACCTAATTCATAATCATTATTAGCTGATATAGACGCAATATTAAAAACATCTTCAGGAGACATCTCTGCGTGTGCTTGCATTTTTATAGCGTGCTCTACCTGCGTAAGTAGCTCTTCAAACGACCGTTTAATATCAATAGGAGAATGTCCTTGTTCGATTAGTGCTTGAGAGCGTAGTATAAGAGCTCTTGCTATTACTGTTGCGGTTGTTGTATTGTGTGTTACTATATAATTGTCCGTGATGTACAAGTTATCAGGATTAGATACCTTGATACACTGCATCTCAGTTTTTTGGGTTGTTTGACGTACGTCTATAATTTTATCACCATACTTATAACCTTTCAATTGAGTAATCCTATGTATGGAAACGGTAGAATAGGACCCTTCATCATTATCCCTTGTATGCAATCTATAATGTGTACTATATCCTAAACCTCTTACTAGCTCAAGAAAATCGTTTGACAGTTGTTCACTTACAGTACTATATTCAAATAAGCCTCTCTCATTAATATATCCATCAGTGTCTAAAATACCTCTAAGAAGATTATCTCTTACCAAAGAATTATTATACAAATAAGATTTAGGAATAAATTTAGTCTCACTAAGAGTACCGTACAATTCTAAATCTTTTAAAGATTGTTTTAACTCTTCGCTTTTAAATTTTACTCTAAAATAATTCTTCTCTTCAATAAAAGAAACAGTATGTTTTACATTAGATGGAATCTTACTTAGTATGTGTGTTTTTGACACACCTAAAGATAATTCTATCTCCCCAGTGCCAGATAGTGATCCATCTCCTATGAGGAGTCCTAATAAATAGGGATCTATAGGAGTATTTTTGTCAGTAAACTCCACAATGGTTTTAGGAGTAAAAAATCTGTGTCTAAAACTTCCATCAGATTCGTTAACGTGAATCTT